ATTCTCATTTTTTGCCCTCTCTAGCCTAAACTCCGAGATCAACAACGATCGGGATCAACAACGCACATTGCTTATCTATGTTCCCGTTATCCCTCAAAATATCGCCTTCGATCGAAGCATCGTCGACGAGCCCGCCAAGCCTTTGGCGTTCAAAAGTTGCGCCGCTCCGCATCGCAAAGACAATAGCTTTGAGAGCGTAATTGATTTCCTGTGACGGGATAGCGTCGGAAGTTGCATCGGCTCGAATGTATACGACAACGCGAAAGTGCAACAACCATTTTTCTAACCCTTGTGCCTGACTTTCAACCTGTGAGGCGCCCAAGCTGATAAGCCCTAAAAGCGGTTGATTTGCCGCCGGCACGTTTTGAGGTAAAGACGGGTTGCGCGTCGCCGTAACGAAGGGATAGAGGATCGGATCCGTAGGATTTATCGGAAGCGGGCCGATCGCGGTTTGCAGCAAAGCGAATAACGCCGCCTCGATACGCTCCGGATCGAATTTTGGAAAGTTGTCGATCATTGAAGCAACCCGTTAAACTCGGCCGTGAGCTCGGAAACGATTTGCGCTTCCATATCCTTCAACCCCTGGCGCATAAACGGCCGCTCACGCAAGCCCGGATGCGTAACCGATCGCGTGATTATAAGCTTTCCGTTGAACATAAACGCCAAAGCCCGCGGCAACCCCTCGACGGAGAGCACGCGCGATTTTTGACTAATCGCCCATGCGTTCGAATACAAAACGGGTTGAATCTTCCAAGAGTGCGCGACGCCGCCTTCCTGTACCGCGGCGTAATCTACCAACTGGCCGGCTTGCGGGCCGCCTAGCGTTTCTTTCGTAGTTCGCCGGCCGCCGGCTTCGACTTCGCCGACGATCCTTTTACCCTCGAGCCGGGCCGGGATCGCGCGCACGGTTGCCGCAATGTTCGGAGCTCCGTTCGGGAATTGCTTCGGGATCTCTTCGCCGACAATCTTCGATTGAAGCTTGAACATAAGCAACGTCATGCGTTGCGTTAGCGCCTCGAGGATTTGCGGGCCGCGAAGCCGCATCCTCTCGATCGCGGCCGGCGGCGAAATGATCTTGATCCGGAACATTTAGACTCGAGCCGGCCAAGCCCATTGACCGGGATCCGGCCCCTCGGATCTTTGCGTAACCCAAAGTACATCGTTGCCGTCGAGGAATACTTGCCCGCTCACGCCGTCCAAGCCTTTCCCGAATTGATCCGGAGAAACCTTTGTAACGATCATCGGATAGACTTCGCCGACGGAAGCCGGGTTGCCTACGTGCGCTTGAGTGCCAAGCGGCCAACGGCCCGCTTCCATTGACAAATGGATCCCCCCGACGGTTGTTCGGCGCCGCTGGATCGCCGAAGCATCCTCTTCGCTTAGTTTGTAAGCGACAATTCTACCGATCGTTGTTCGCGTGCTCATGGTTACTACCGCCTTTGGTTCCGGTTCTTTGACTTTGGCTTTTTTGGCCGCCGTTGTTTTCATCGTTTCCTCATTTCCCGAATAAACTTGTAATGTGCCCGCCGACTACTAGCAGGAATGCGAGCAAACTAACCGCGAAGGCGAGCCGGCACAATTCCGAAAGTTTTTCCTTTGGCGGCCCTGGCGGCGCCGGCAAAACCAGATATAAAAACGCCGATATCAAAGCAACGATCAATGAAACGTAGATACTCATATTTTCCCCCTCATGCCACGCGACGAGCGTAATACCTAACTGTACGCTCGTCCTGGCGATCCATCTCCCAATCGTTATAGAAAGTCGATCCGGCGCCGTTGGCCATTTGTTGTGATCGTTGGCCGATCCAATCCTTCCGCTTGTAATTTAGCGATACGATCTTGCGGGCCGCAAACTCGAGATCGAAAGGCGTACCGTTGAATCCCGCGGTGTACGATATCTCGACGTTTTGGATCCCGTTACAGAATCCGCCGCGGCCGCCGGCGCCTCGAGTCTGGAAACGGTAATTCTGGAATGTGGCGACGTTAGCACTAAGCCCGCCGCGGATCGAGATAAATTTTGCGTCGCCGTCGACAACCCATCCGGAAACGTTGAGCCCGGTTGATTGCGGGATCGCCTGGCCGTCGACGTTAACCGAAGCAACGGAAACGATCGGCCAATTTCTAACTTGTTGCCTTTCGGTTCCGCTTCCATCGTAAAACTCATCATAGGCAACCGGAACGACGAGCGGCGAGGTTGCCGGGATCGATCCATCGGCGGGCCCGCGGCCGGTAATCCTCAAAACGTAGGCGGAAAATGAAGTGATCGCGTCTTGTATCGTCTGATCATCGGAAGTATTCGCGACGGGGATTTGAATCCAATTTTTGACTTTGGCAAGAGTTGTGAGATCGATCGCGTTTGGCGTTATCGGCATGAGGTAGTGTAGGGCGTAGTAGAACGGTTGCGCCAGTCCTGCCCGCCCTAAGTTTGCCCCTCTCGGCGGGGAATCCTATCACAATTAATTCTAAGGTGCGGTGTATCCGGTAATAGTGGCGCCAAAAGCCGTAGCCGCCGACGGCCGCACGCAAATTGCATTTGCCGCGGTCGGAACAAGCGGCGAAACTAGATCTACCTCGATCACTTGCGGGCTCGTCGTCGTTGCATTTGTTCCCATTTGAAACTTATGCGTAAGCGCCGTCGTTCCGGTTACGCAATTCGACCCTGTACCGAAAACAACGTCGAGAGTTTGGACGGTTGCCGCCTGATTTGAGAGCGCGATATCCGTTACGTATGCGCGGATCCCCGCGGCCGGCGCCGCAAGGCATTGCGTTGTTACCGTTACGCCTTGAACGAAGCAACTAAACTTTGTAACCGGGTTAGAAGCTTGTTGTTGCCCATCCGTTAGCCGCGGAAGGAATACGAGCGCCGCGAGTAAAATCCATTTCTTCATTGAAGCCCGCTAACCTGTAGATTGATCGCGCTCGAGGTTCCAGCGATCGCGGTAATTCCGCCGGCCATAGTAACGCCTTCGAGCGGGAAAGAAACGTTAGAATTCGGGCCGATCGAGAAATCCGCGGCGCCGCCTACCCAAATTATAGGCGTGCCGGTTTTATCTTGGATCCGGAGCGTAACCGAAGAATTCGTTATGTTGTTCGCATAGAGTTTTGTAAGGCACGTCGTTGTACTCGTTATGCTTGTTCCGGCGCCCGTCGCGACTCCTACCGTACTCAACGTAAAATTAGTCGATTGAGTGCAAGGCGAGGCAACCGATCGCACGATCCCGATATTTGCGACGCCGGCGCCGTTCGCAACTGTCCATGCGCCCGATTGAGTAACGGCGGTTGTCGGCGCGGAGTCTACCGCTACGTGCAAATTGCTTCCGGTAGACTGTACCGCGGTCACATTCCCGGTTACGGCCGTAGTGCTTCCCGAGTCGGCGATTATGTGCCCGATCACGGCCGAGCCGGCCGGCAATGATCCGTTGATCGTAACCGCCGTGCCGCCCGAGGTTTGTTGTTGCGCGCTTGTCCAAGGTTGATCTATCGAAAAGATCAGAAGAGCCGTGCAAAGTATGAAGATCAAAGATCTTCCGAATTTCGAGTTTAGTTGCGTCATTTTGGAGTGCTCCGTTTTTATAGAACGAATCGCCCGGTGAGAATGCCCGCCCCTGATGCGGGTTTAGCGTACAGCAGTACATCGCCCTCGAGAAATCGGGGATTTGGCCGGCTGTGCCCATAAAAGCAAGTTTCGGAGTTGCCGGCGGCCAGGTTGTCGTGAGTGCTCATATCTTTTGGAGTTGTAGCGATCGTAACGTCGCCGCCGCTATCGTTTCGAAGCGCCCAAGCCGTGCAAGCCATAGGCGCCGCGATCGGCGTCCAATTCCCCTCGGCAAGATCGATTCTCTTAATCAGATAGGTTGACAAGGGATCCCCCAATCAAAAAAGGCGGATCGCAATGATCCGCCCCCTTCGAAATATGTTCCATGTGGAACGTCTGGAAACTAGGCGGATCCGAGGATCCCGCTCCGAACGGTGAGCAAACCCGGAATGTAGTCGCCGTAGACTTCATGCGTATACGTTCCGAACGTCCAAGCCCGAGTCGTGATCGGCCACTCGATTCCGTAGTAGTCGCGTTGAACGAAAACGCCGGAAACGCCAGGGATCCGCGAATGCGGATAGGGGTTTTGCGTTTTCCGGTAATGGATCGTGCCCGGCGGCAACATCGGATGTATTCTCAACGGAATTTCTTCCGATCCGGTTGCCTTCATGGAGTATTGCGACTTGTATCCGCTGACGGAGAATCCGCCGAGGATGTTGCCCTGTCCGTCTCGAGTAACCTCGAAACGATAGGCCGGCACGCCGCTCGTATTCTTGAACAACGCCTGAGAAATCGAAAGTTTTGCGTCGACGGAGCACCAAATTTCATCGGCTACCGTCTGGAAAGAGTTCCATTGATTTTTGAGATCGTACTCGATCTCGGCGACGGCCGGCACGGAGCTCGAGGAATTCGTCATGCCCGGAGTAAGTAACCCGGTATTCGTCGCGCCGGTTACGGGGTTGTTGACAGTCAAATCCGACATATTGATAAAAACGCCGGAAGTGACGGCCCAAGCGAGCATCCCCGAAAAGTCAAGAGCTTGCGCGCTGTGATCGGCGCTCAAACCGGTTGCCGTTCCAACGTAACTCGCATTTGGAGTTGCATTCGCCAGGTAAATAAATGGGACAGTCGT